AAAGTTTAGTCAAAAAGTGATACAATCTAAGAAATTGTATAACCGTAAAAAGGACTTAAATGGCAACTTCAGGAACTACGAGCTTTAACCTTAATATCGATGAAGTAATTGACGAAGGTTACGAAAGATGTGGTCTTAGCACTACTTCTGGTTACGAGATGCGTTCTGCTAGAAGAAGTTTAGATTTATTATTTGCTGAATGGGGTAACAGAGGTATTCATCTTTGGAAAGTAGCTCTTCATCAAAATACTTTAGTTTCCGGACAAGCAGAATATTCTGTAGATTCTGATGTTAGTGATGTTTTAGAAGCTTTTGTCTCATCTACTGGTGCAGGAGCTAATACTGTAAATACTCAAGATGTTTCTTTAACAAAAATAGATAGGTCAGCCTATGCGGCTTTGCCTAATAAGTTGGCTTTAGGTCAACCATCTCAATATTATGTTTCTAGAGAGAATACACCTAAAATATATTTGTACCAGGCTCCAGATTTAAATACATATACAGTTCTTAAATATTATGTAATTAAAAGAATTGAAGATGCTGGAGCATACACAAATGATGCAGATGTTGCATATAGATTTTTACCGTGCATGTGCGCAGGGTTGGCTTATTACTTAGCTATGAAAAAAGCTCCACAGCTTGTACAACAAAATAAATTAATTTATGAGGATGAATTGAAAAGAGCGTTAGATGAAGATGGTCAAAGAACATCTACATACATCACTCCACAATCTTTTTATCCTAACGGAGTATAATTATGCCAAAATGGGCTACAGGAAAAAGATCACAATCAATATCGGATAGATCAGGAATGGCTTTTCCGTACACTGAGATGGTGAAGGAATGGAACGGTTCTTTGGTTCATTATTCTGAGTTTGAACCCAAACACCCTCAGATAAGAAGAAAGTATAATGTATCTGATGCAATAGCTTTACAAAATTCAAGAAATCAAAAGTTTCAACAACCAACTCAAGAATTTACAGATGACCAAACAATTTCTGATTCTGGTGGAATTACAGTTGGAGTTGCTAATTTATCTTTACCAGGAGATTTTGCATTTATTAATCAAGGAACCTCAGCTATGACTCCTGCTGATCCTTCCCTACAAAATAGAAGAAGACAACTAGATGCATTAGTTGGTCAAGCGGAGGTTAGTATAACTTAATGGCAGTTACGTACGCAAATTTTTTAACACAAGTAAGAAACTACACTGAAGTAGACAGTAACGTTTTATCAGATAGTATTATACAAGAATTTATAAGATCAGTAGAACTAGATGTTGCCGGTAAAGTTGATTATGATGATTTAAGAAAATATTCAACTTCTACATTTACTTCAGGAAACAGATACGTATCATTACCTGCAGATCTAACCATAATGAGATCTGTTCAAGTTATTGACGGCTCTACTAGAACTTTTCTTGAAAGAAGAGATACAAGTTTTATCTCAGAATATAACAACAATGCTGCTACAGGTTTACCTAAATATTGGGCTAACTGGGATGATTTTAATATACTTGTGGCTCCTATACCAGATTCCGCATACACTGTACAAATCAATTACATTACAGATCCACCACAGTTTACATCTTCTAACAATACATTCTTGTCTACATATCAAGAATCAATGTTGTTACATGGTGTGCTTACTGAAGCTTTTAGATATTTAAAAGGCCCGCAGGATATGTACAAGCTGTATGAAAGTAAGTATAATGAAGAAGTACAGAATTTTGCTCTTCAACAAATGGGGAGAAGAAGACGTGCGGAATATGATGATGGGGTACCTAGAATTAAGATACCTTCACCATCACCAAATACGTAATTTTAAAGGAGAACAATTATGGCAATAACAACTAACGCAATTTGCAATTCATTCAAAAAGCAATTGTTAGCTGGTGAGCACGATTTTGATAGTTCAGGTGGAGATACATTTAAATTAGCAATGTATACTTCAGTTGCAACACTAGGTGCATCAACAACTAACTACGCAACAACAAACGAAGTTTCATCACCATCAGGATATAGTGCTGGTGGAAAAGCTTTAGTAAACAGCGGTGTAAAAGTTTCATCAGGAGTAGCAATTACTAACTACGCTGATTTATCATTTACTGGTGTTACACTAACAGCTAGAGGTGCTTTGATTTACAATACAACAACTGATGGTGGTTCAAATACTACTGAAGCAGTAGCTGTGTTAGATTTTGGCGGAGACAAGACTGCAACTTCTGGAACATTCACAATCCAGTTTCCTGCATTCACAACATCTGCTGCAATTTTAAGAATTGCATAATAAATAGGAGTTAAAATGGCTTTGGTAGTAAACGATAGAGTAAAACAAACCTCTACCACAACAGGTACAGGTACATTTGATTTAACGGGAACGATATCCGGTTTTGAATCGTTCGTTACAGGTATTGGTAATTCTAATACCACTTATTACGCTATCGTTAACGAAAACGGTGAGTTCGAAGTTGGTCTTGGAACTGTAACCGATGCAGCTACAGACACTTTATCAAGAGATACAATTATCTCTTCATCTAACAGTGATTCTGCAGTAAACTTTGGTGCAGGAACAAAAAATGTTTTCTGTACTTTACCTGCTTCCAAAGCCGTTATTCTAGATTCGAGTGGAAATATTGTTGCAAACAATGGATCTAACTTAACAAATTTAAATGCCACTAATTTAGCAAGTGGTACTGTCGATAATGCAAGACTTCCAAGTCCTATAACTGATAAAACTATCAATGCATCAACCCCTTTAACAGTAAAAGGCGATGGAGCAAGTGCTGATGGACAACTTATTTTAAACTGTTCTCAAAACTCTCACGGAGTAAAAATTAAAAGTCCACCGCATTCTGAAAATGCTACTTGGGAATGGATACTACCTGTTAACGATGGTACAGCAGGACAAGTTTTAAGTACCGATGGTAACTCAACAGCACAGTTATCTTGGTCCACTATAGACTTAACAAATTTAAACGCAGACAATTTAACTTCTGGTACAGTACCAGATGCAAGATTCCCTGCTACACTTCCAGCGATTAGTGGAGCTAATTTAACAAACTTAGATGCAGATGATTTAGCTTCAGGTACAGTACCTGATGCAAGATTCCCAGCAACACTTCCTGCAGCAGACGGTTCTGCACTAACAGCTTTAAACGCAACTAATATTGCTTCAGGAACTTTAGCATCAGACAGATTGCCTACAGTTCCGACAACAAAAGGCGGTACTGGCTTAACAGCTATTGGAACAGCTAACCAAGTTTTAGCTGTAAACAGTGGTGCAACAGCTTTAGAATATCAAACTATCTCTGCTGATATAACAGGTGTTACAGCAGGAGACGGTTTAACTGGAGGCGGAACTACAGGTGACGTTACATTAAATGTTGGCGCTGGAAACTTAATTGATGTTCAAGCAGATCAAATAGATGTTGATCTTTCAGAATTAACTACATCTACATCAGACGCTGATGGAGATTTCTTTGCAGTAGTAGATGCTGCTAACGCACAGAAAAAATTAACAAAAGCTAATATTGCCATTTCAGGTTTCAATAATGACAGTGGGTTCATTGATGGATCTTCTTTAAATGCAGATAACTTATCTTCAGGTACAGTACCCACAGCTAGGGTATCAGGTTCATATACTGGTATAACTGCAGTCGGAACGCTTACGTCACTTACAACTAGCGGAGATGTTACATCAGATCACGTTTTACCTAATACTTCTGATACCTTTGATCTAGGAGCTTCTGATAACGTTTGGAGAAACGTATACACAGGTGACTTACATTTATCTAACGAAGGAAAAGAAGAAGGTAATGCTATTGATGGCACAAAAGGTAACTGGACTATTCAAGAAGGTGAAGAACATTTATATATTTTAAATAACAAATCTGGTAAAAAATTCAGATTTAAATTAGAAGAAATGTAAGGAGCTTAATCTATGGCTCTAGGTGTATCGGCATTTTCTGAAGCCTCATTTTCTGCTGAACCAAATGATGTTATAGCTTTTGCTACAGGTATTTCTCTTACAGGATCTGTTGGAGCTTCTGGAACTGAAGGTGATAACAATATTGAATTAACAGGTATCCAAGCAACAATTACTAATGGTGGTGTTGTCGGAGGTTCTTCTGTATCCTTCTCTGTAATAGGATCTCAATTAACTACATCTATTGGTGAAGAAGATATTAACGTAGGTGTTCCTGTAACTGGTCAACAGTTATCTATTTCAAATAAAACTTCTACGCAGGATACATTAACCGCTTTTGGAGAATCTCCTTTTGCAACATTAAGTCCAAGCACATTTAACATACCAAGTGTTGTAGTTGAAGCAACAACTGGTGCTGGAAGTGTTGTTGGTATGGAACTTCAATCAACACTGGGAACTTTTTCAGTATCCGCGGATGGTAATGTTTCAGTAGTTGTCACTGAACATACAATGAATACTTCTGTTGGAGATGTAAGTATTACAGGTATAGCAAATGTACAACTTACCAATTTTTCTGGGCCTAAGTTCTCAGCGGAAGGAAATGCTGCACTTTCTACTGATCAAGCTAAGTTTGGGGTATCCTCTTTAGAATTAGACGGAACTAATGATTCTGTAGACAGCACAACGAATTTAGATCTAAGCTCAACAGACTTTACAGTTGATGTTTGGATTAGACCTGACAACGTTACAGGTTACAAAGGTATTTGGCAATCAGGAACAAGTACAACAGAACAATCCTATTTATTAGGTAACCAAGTTTATTGGAGTGTAAATCCATCAACAATTATTACTACTTCAGTTACAGTATCTGCTGGTGTTTGGACTATGCTCTCTTATGAAAGACAAGGAAACATTCACAGAATATATAAAAACGGAACTTTAGAAGATACAGCTACTACAGGTAATAAACAGGATAATGGTCT